TTGCGCGGCCTTAGCAATTGATTTTGCCTGTTTATCGCCAATATATTCAATTGCCTTGTTCCACTCGTCTCCAACTTTGATCAGGGTAGTATCGATACGATAAGTGGAGAGTTTAGAGATTTGATCAGCCGTAACTTTTCCAGTTAGACCGGCCGCGTAATCATAGAATCCTTCTACATATGCTTTGGCCGCATCAGCGGTGCGTTTATCTTTGGAGTTTACATATTGCTTTGCGGTTTGAATGTCTTTAATATTGAGAGCAAAGAGTTGGTTCGTGGCATCATTGATAGAAATTTGACCAGCATCGATGAGGTCTTGAAGGTTTTTATTATAAATATCAACATCAATTACGCCATCAATAGTCGCATTCTCTCTTGCCTGATCAACTGCTTGCTTTTGTTGGGGAGTAAGTTGAGAATAGGTATCAGCATAACCTTTAGTTCTAAGACCTCGGCGATTTTTTACTTGTAATTTCTTTAGCGTTTCAGAATAATCTTGAACATTTTTTACTTGATCATTTAGACTATCCTGCATAGCCTATTGTGCTTCATTAGTCAAATAATAAGCACCTTGGAATACATCATAAACAAACGCAGAATCAAAGCTATTAAGATGGAACTTTTGAACAATTTCTTTAGCTTCTTTTAGGCTAAAACCAGAACCGAGTTGCTTATCTGTGGCAGAAGTAAATGCTGTGGCTAAATCGGCTAATCGTTCTGAAGTGTTATTTAGATAAGTATTTAGTTGTTCATATATATAATTATCAATGGAGTCTCCAACATTGAGAATGCCCGCATCTACTAACTCCTGAATTTCTTCGCTTGAGAAACTTGTAGCCCATTCAGAAGAGCCGAAGTTATTCAAGAATTTCACTTGAAGGTCGGGAGCAAGTTTGGTAAGATTGGCATAATATTTTGCCAATAAAATCATTTGCTTATCCGCCTACGCCTTCCCGTATGCTCCGCCTTCTTCCGCTATGGTTTTCAATTCAACCAAACGAGAATTGAAGTCTTTGATCTATTCATTAGAAAGATCATTGATAATAGGAGCAACAAACTCTTGATAATACTCCGCTCCAAGTGCTATCGCATTGACAGCTAGCATATCAACTACTGATTGGCGATTTTCCTCAAAAGAAGCATCAAAAGCTTTAACCGCAGCTTGAATTGCCGGATCATTACTTTGGCGGGCCTACGCGAGAGCTTTATCCATCGCGGTCTTAGATACTTTGTTGAAGTCCTACATATAGGATTCTAGAGCATCTGTGCCATAGGATTGCCAGAATTGGGTAAATTGATCAGCAGAAGCATCGTAGTCCTCTTGCTTATAATCTTTAGCAGAGATACCGGTCTGTTTGATCATTTGAGAAATAATAGCTTCTTCACCGGAGATATCCTTTAGGATGGAAGCATTTTTAGAAGTATCCAGATAGACACGACTATATGAATAAGTTTTTGTAGAAAGACTTGTCGCTAAACTATCGGTATACTCAGCAACTGCTTCTAAATAATTATTTACATTTTCTGAAACCGAATAAATGCCATCTTCTACTTCAAAAACATTACCCAGGATATCAGTGATATAACTTTCTAAGAACTATGTGGTTAGTGGATCACCTTCATTCAAAGTAGTCAGCTGCTGAGCCAATCCATTTAGGCTATCAACGCCAAATAGATTAGTTACTGCGGAAATAAGATCTTTATATGAACTATCTTGCGTAATACCTTGTTTCTTCAAATAAGCAGAGGTATTTTGAGAAGATTCAAAAGCATTAGAGTATTGTAAACCCCTAATATTTTGTAATACCTGCGCTCTTTGTTGTGGTTTGACGATATAAAACCACTCTTCTGTCTCAGAAAGAGTTGGTAAACCATTCTCATCAAATTTTCTACGGGAAAGTCTAAGATTTTTCTCCGCTGATTTTACTTCGGCCTCTTTCGTTTCAACTAGTTTGTCAGCCCAAGTTTGTGCACTTTCCGCAGCCTGACCCAATGCCTTGCTTAGATCTTGCGTAGCAGTAGACATATTTACAACCGCGTCGCCACTTTCGGTCAAATAAGAAACATATTGCGGATATTTTTCAGCAATTTCGTTCTGAATATCCACATATGCCTATGCTGCTTCAGCACTATCATATTGAGCTTTTTGTAATTTATTGTATTTATCAATATAAGACTGTAAGTCAGATGCGGCCTATTTATCTTCAACTCGCTTAATATTCGCGTCTTCTTGCTCTTTTTTTAGATTTTCAATAGACTCTTCTAAGGCATTCTTGAAAGAGCTAATAATAGCGGGGAGCTAAGATATTAAGCCAATTGCTCCGCCCGCCACGGCGCCCATGGGCCCGCCAAGAGTAAGGCCATAGCTGGCCATAGATAATGCGGATCCACCAGCAGAAAAAACGCTGCCCAGTCGAGAATTGCCATTCCCAGAAATTGCAGCCCCAGCAGAAGACAATATTCCTCCGCCTACATTTAGTCCTAAATTAATAAGAGCAGAAGGATTTTGTTTTAGATTACTAAGAATATTTTTTAGTTTTCCGCCAGTCGTTCCACCGCCTGTGGCAGGAAGATTAATATTTGGTTGTAGGTTTGTCCCATTGAATCCATCTTCATAGGCTAACTTTGCTTTTCGTCCAGCATCTCTGGCTACACTAATTGTTTCCTAAAATGCTTGTTTAAGTTTTATAGAAATAGAAGAGCCAGTATCAGAGAATGTCGTCAGTAAGAAAGAAGCCAAAGTTTTAACGCCTTTTATAATGGAAATAATATTGAATAATGAACTAAAATTACCCAGCTTGGTAAATCCTGTAATTACCTGGTTGAGAAAACTCAGGAAAAAACCAATTACTGGGCCATTTAGTATAGACATATAAAATTGTTGGAAACTATTGCTTATTTGATTGAGCTTTGACTCAAGTGAATCCAATGTCTTAGCATACTGCAAAACACTGGCATCCTCTGCATTCATAGCAGACTCTTGAATCTCAGCAAAACGATCATAGTTCTCCATGAGCGCGAGAAATCTCGACTGCTGGCGGTTGCCGGCAATTATAGTGCCTAAATATCTCTTTGTTGCGCTATCCAAACTGGACCAACGTTCGCCTAACTCAATAATTACTTGGTCCAAATCCCTAAATTGTCCTTGGCTGTCGCGTAGAGCAACACCGACGGATTTTAGGGCTGTTTCTACTTTACTTGCGTCGAGGAACTCTCCATTTTCATCCTGGGAAAGTCCGCTCTTCATCTCAGACATACGGCTTATGATCGACTTCATCGCGCTACCAATGTTCGTTGCTGATTCACGGGTAGCCTCTTAGTCAATACCGTAGCTTTCGCTATATTTATTTCGGCTTAGACTATACAATCAACTTTTTCAAGTTGCTCCTTGGTAGTCGTTGAGGGCTTCAAATCTTATTTGCTATCCCTGCGGATTGTCCAATCCAATAATCTTTTTACCATACCTTTGGAATTACCCATTGCCACTTTCGTTTGGTAATTATTGGCTCTAAGGAGTTTCCCGCATATTCGGAGTTCAATGTGGGCTCACGCCGCACAAGGGGCAGAGTAGTTTACCATCGTCGCGATCATTGCCGTAGTATTTTCGAAGCTCATTCCCACAGATGCCGCAGAAGATGCGGTCTTACTCATTGCGGTAGCGAGTTCTTGAGTATCACTGGCTGATATGGCTGCAACTTCACTATATACGTCAGTGATGTATTGTGCTTCAGACATTTCTAATTTGAAACCACGAATCATTTATACTTCTGCTTTCACAAAAGATTAGACTATATCATTGCGGCGGCCCGCCGCATCATTTGCTTCGCCCGCAAGGGCTACTTGGTTTCCCAATAGTCGTTGAACGATTTATTTCGCTGCTGGTTGCCCACACGGTTTCCCAGCAATTCAAATGGTTTTATGTGGCCTATCGTGGTAATTAAGCCACAGTCATAGCATCGGCTGCTTCAGCATAATTCATACCGGCGATCCGGGCCATTTTGAGGGTTTCTGTCGTGAGTTCCATTACGTCAGCTGCTCCCAACCCCTACTGGAAGAAAAGCTAACTGACCTCATATACGCCCTATGTAGTTACACCATACTATTGAGCAATACTCATATATTCATTGATTTTGCCCCACAGATCGGATACATTCATATCCGTAACTACGGCGATATTCGTCATAGCCTTATCAAGGTTTTGGATGTCCTGATAAGCATTGCGAATGCCATTTCTGACGATATTTATAATTTGTGAGAAGCCCATCCATTGCTTGAGAGACATCTACAAGCGATTTTGGAATTGCTCCGTCTCTTGTTGTGCCAAAGCGGCCGCATCTTTTTGTGCTTGCTCCGCGGCAATTCTGTCTTTTTCTGCTTGAGCAGTAGATAAAACTTTGGTATTGATGCCGCGAGCCTGCGTGCCATAGTCTGTGCCACCAGGAGTATACTTCCCACGAAGTTGCTGTTCAAGCTCATCTACTCGCTGCATAGCCGCGTTTAGCGCAGTCTATAGCTCATCTACTTTGGTTTGAAGATTAGCTTGAGTAGCTTGAAGTTGCTGGACAATAGTTTTTTGTGCTTTTAAGTCTCCATTTGCTATCCCCGCCGCATTTTGAGCCGAAGCTACTGCGGCCGCCTTTGCGGCTACGTCCGCTTGTGCAGCCTGCTATTCTTTATGTAGTTGAGAAACAGGATCTTTTCCTTTACCCCAAAACTTCTACAAAGCACTTTCCATTTGTGCCGAATAAGACTCAATAGGGTTATCCCGAAGAGCTTTTTCAATCGCTTCTTTGATAAGTTTTACACGATCAGCAGTATTTGTCTGAATTTGAGAAATGGCTGTATCATCCAATCCCAGCACTTTCAAATAATAACCAACAATATCTGCGCCGCCCGCTTTGAACCTATTAGTATATTCGCCTTCTTTATTTTTCTGAAAGGCTTCCGCGACTGTGCGATTGAAAACATCAGAAACCTTGTCTCCAATTGCGCCCTTCGCTTTTACTGTATCAGACAAAGCAGAAAGCATTTTGATTCTCGCAGTAGCAGAGTTTGCACGAGAACTCAAAATTTCATTTACTGCTTTTGTGCGAACTTCTTTTTCACTCTTACCATTTAGATCTGAAAGTTTTGTTTGGGAGGCCGCCAATTCTGCATTTGCTTTTTTGACAGCATCTGCTGCTTCCTTGGCTTTAGCCTTCAAATCGTTATACTTGTCCGCGGCTTGTCCAATAGCATCTGTTAGCGTAGCACTATCTTTGATGCCTGCCTTGTTTAGCTTGTTTTTGTCATCTCCAGAAAACAGCTAACCAATTGTGGCACTACCGCTTTTGGCATCGTTGATAGCCTTTACATACTTATCAACTTCTTTTTGCGCGCGTTTCCAAGAATCAAGTTCCGTTGGCGTAAGAGCCAAAGCTGTTACATCAATACTCGCAAAATCCGTCTGAATCTTCGTCAGGGTAGTTTCCAGTTGACTTGTCAAAGAATTGACCTTATTCAAGTCTTTAATATTCATAAACTCCCCAGACGTTAGATTCTCTAACTACAGTTGTTTATACTGGGCATTACGCAAGGCGGTCTGCATTCTTTTGCCGACTGCTGAATTCACATCGACATTTTTCAGAGCCTATTGAATATTTCTGGTTATTGCCGCATATTCGTTGGCTGCTGTTTTGAATACAATAGGTATTGTAATTTCTTGCACCTTTCTGTCCGCCATTCTCCTTTACCTCCTTTTATCTCAAATTTCTTCGTCTATATAGGTAATCCTACACACTTCCTCCCTTGCGTCTGAAACGTTTTCTGGCATAGCGACTACATTGAAAGTAGAAACCATAGGATCTGCCCGTTCACCCATCCGTAGGTTGATATTACTTAGAATAGTGATTTTAGGCATTGTAATTACACCTGTGCGAATCAAGCCTTCATTTTCATCTTTTAGCTAAAAAGTTGCTTCAAGACGATATGTAGAAGAAAAGCGTTCTCTGGACATAGAATAGGAAACAGATTCCTTTCTATATATAAAGTAGTAGTCGCACAAGATTACTTCACCAGAATGGGCGGCCCCACAAGAAATTTTTGTCGCGGCCTGGCCAGTTGCGGTCGTATAGTCAGACACAATGGGGTGAAGTTTCTTTTGGATATTATTGAAGTCATATTGATAAACAAAAAACTTAGTATTGGGAGCAATTTGATAGGTAAGATATGCGTCTCCACTATCGTCTAAAAGAATTTTTTCTACGTGCGGGACAAGCAATCCTTCATTTTTTGTAATTACTTTAGCTTCCAAAAGGAAATTCAAACTCACAGGGTTTATTGTGCCATTGGAGAAAGTAAATACAGTGTCGCCGCGGTCTTCCCATACTACGCGCGCTTCATTATGCAATCCACCACGGGCCGCGATAATACCGCTGCGCTCACTTAGAACGGCAATCTGTAGATTTTCAAAGTAAATTATAGGTTCTCCTTTTTCTACTATCTTTGACCCTAAGTCGGTGTTTTGACGGGCCTTGATAGTGACGTGTTCAAGGGTTTTTACACCAAGCTCTTGAATAGTCATCTCCTTTACCTCCAAATAAAAAAAGAGGGGCGAGATTTCTCTCGCCCCATTAGCCCATAGAATATGGGTTGAGTTGTTATCAATAACGAGTTAGTGACATCATTTTTCCGTCACTGTCACGCAACACGCTCAGGGTCATGCTGAAAGTGCTGGGGTCTCCCTCCGGAGATACCTCAATTTTCATTGAGTGTCGGACTATATCTTTGTGCTTTGCACATCGCGCACTTCATTATTATCATTACTCGATTGCTCGATAGTCTCTGAACTTTCTATTGCTCAGCTGCTGATTACCATTTCAGGTTTCCAGCAATTCACGCGATTTTAGCAGACCAAGGGAATTTAGCCTGCATGGTTAGGGTGACTTCGCTCATTAGCTTAGCCTTATTGATTACAAACTGGAAGGCGTAGTCATGACCGTCCTTTTCAAAGCGGATCAGAGCATCGCCGACTACACGGTATGTTCCGGGATACTTATTAGGAGAAATCACGAGGGTCTTAGCATCATAGGCTTCGTTGCCCTCGGTGGCCTTCTCTTCCCAGAAGAAACGCACGCGGTTTTCAACATTAGGTTCCAGAGCGGCCTTGGCGAAGGTATCTTGCTGACCGCGCTTACCATTGGTCAAGTTGATCCAACGGAATTCGGTGGGTTTATTGGCTTCCAGGGGGAAGGCATTGACACCAGATTCGGTCTTGTCAGACTTGCCCGCCGCGGTAACAGGGAACTCCACATCCTGGTCCTGCACGTCCTTGGCGAAGGTGTATTCGGCATTCTTGTAAATCGTTACGTTGCTGTCGGTGTCGGAGCCGTTCTTCATTTCGGCGCCTAGCAGAATGCGCATTTCTTCCCAAGAAATAACGGCATCTTCCAGATTTAGGTTGATATCCTTACCATAATCCCAAGTAATTACATAATTGTTAATATAGTTCGCAAAACTATATCCATAGAGCTATATATTACTATATAGATAAGACTATATCTTTTACCACATTATTGTGGTAAGTCTTCACTTCGAGCGGCTCCCGCTTCCGCTCCACTCTCTTCCGAGATAGTCGTTGAACCTTTCGTAAAATACGACTTGGCTGCTGATTGTCTTATTGACGGGATTATATCAATAAGAGTTTCCAGCAATTAAAAGACTTTTTCAGATAGCTTTCACTATCAGGAAACTATTACTAATTTCGAGTTGCCCCACATATTTTTTACTATATGTTTTTTCTATATGAATCATTACTTCATATACGTCTTTCGACTGCTTACACTTTCATGTAAGATAAGACTATATCTTAGTATCTTTGGCTCGAAGACACTATTCCCATTTCAAATCTATTTAGATTTACTCCATAACGGATAGTCGTTGAACTTTAGTTTTAGCTGCTGATTGTCTTTATAAAAAGATGTCCCAGCAATTAGGGAATTTTTTAGGCGGCTGAGGCTGTTTACCGCCCTGAGCTGACACATTTTGAGCAGTCGTTTCCACTGTGGAAACTTTTAGAGTGTCAAGGTAAAGAACGATATCGCCAGCCTTGATGTTGCCTTCGTCGCTTAAGGCTTGGAAATAAACGTTTGCAACTTCCTTGATGCCGAATCGTTCAAAAATGTTATTCTGAGCCATAAATTTTTAGCCTCCTCAATTGAAAGACATGTTCTTTATCCAGTGGGATAATTTGTCTTTATCAATCTTTGCTCCGGCCATGGCGGCCCGAGTATTTATATCAAACTCTTCACGCCAATTCATTCTTTTGAGCTGGTCTTGAAAAGCATAATAAGTGAGACTCCATACTGTTTGGTTATTTACTGCGCCGTTGCTACCCGCAAGTAAAGAAGCAATCAAATCAGAGAATCCTAATTTGTTATCCCCATCTTTTTTGCTTTTTGACTTTGCTTTCGCACGGTCTTTGCGGCCCTTTATCAATTTCATCTTCAGCTCCCTAACCTTGGGAGAATCTGTGTCGAGCAACTCAATAACTTCTTCATCTCGATCAACCAGCGCACAACTGGCGCGGATAAGAAACTAAAAGCCCTCAAACATATCTTCTGTGATGACCCTCTTTTCAGATGGGTCTCCGACTACAATTGACAGATTAGGGATAGTAATAATTGTTGGCTATTCATGAGTGAAGAATTCAAATCCTTCTTTGATTAGCTGTGATTGTTCGCCATCCAATTGAGCAAGAAAACAAAGATACTAAAAATCAGACAATTCTTTCATTGCTTGACCCAATTCATCATTGTCCTCAACTGGCGGCTTTTCAATCAACATCAAAGAAAGATACCTATAGAATTTTTCCAGACCTGCTGTGGCTATTTCTCCCAACGTAGGAGAATAGACAAGGCAAATGTCCTTGAAGAAAAGCGGGTCTCCATGCATAAGCCGCAAAATATCGCCATCAGTTAAATTCATTGATAGAGTAAAGCATACTATATCCACCAAGATGCGGCGAAAGAGTAAGAGCGCTGGAAGATACAAACTGTAAATTACCAATACCACTCATTTTCGCCTGATTGAACATAGTATCAATTTCCTGCATAATAAGGTAAGGCCGCAAATTACTATTGTCCACTATCCATTCATTATATGGGCAAGCAATATCAAAACGCACGGTAGAAATTTTGAAATCCGGGTTATTAGTATTTACAATGAACCTATCAAAAACTACCATTACATAAGCAGTTTCTTTCCCATCTTTTTCAGGAATTTTAGGAGTAATACAAATAGAATTGTTTATTAGCTCCAAACCATCTACATCGGGTAATTCCTTACTAAAAGGGTCTTCATTTTGATACTTCAATAACCGACATAATCGTTGATTAGTAATCAACTTATTCAAAATCCTGAACAAATTTTCTCCCATGACTGCGAATCTTCGTTGTGTGGCTTGCTGTTCCATCTTACTTCACCTGCCATAGAGAGATAATGCTGATTTCTTTTTCATACCGTTCGCCATTGTAAATAACATACACAGTTATGGTTCCTGTTTTGTTAAGATCGTTTGCGTGAATTACGCAAGTATTGTGTTCAGACTTAGTAATTTTTGCTAATTTTGTAGGTTCCAGTTCAAACTGGACATCAGGATTTTCTGCCTTACTGTTGGCCCGCACAAACGAATATGTTCCATCATAAGTGACCCTCAAAGAGTCATCACCTATAATAGAGAACAATTCTTTCGCGGCCGAACCAACATAGATGGTCTGTAGTGCTTCTGCCACATCCTTATATTTTATCAGTATGCTGGTTTCACCAGATTCCATCTCAACAATAACGTCTTCGCCGTCTTGCCGCAAACCTGGGCCGAGAACATAACTGATCTCTTTTTCTATATCGGCTTGCACTTCACCATTCTTAGTAATTGAAAATACGGGATGAATTGTATCTCCTTTGGCCGCATAAGCAACCGGAGAGAGTTCAATTTTCCACTTGTTGAGTTTATCAACATTAGCAATATCTTGTTCCAAATCATCACGCAATTCGTTGTATTTTCCTTCTGTGAAGGACATAAAAATAATTTCTGGGACGGAAACAACGTCGTAATCTACAAGATACCAGTTTTCATCACCCACAATAATTTCTGTTCCTTTCGGAATATATTGCTTAGGCATAATAATACGGATATGCTTGTTAGGCTGCGGCGTAATAAGTGAGTTCCACATAAATAGACTATATCTTCACCCGGCTGACCGGGGACTTTCACTTCAATTTCTCTACTCCTTACGGATAGTCGTTGAACCTTCCCTTGCGGGCATGGCTGCTGATTACCTGTCGGCTTCCAGCAATTCAATAGTTTTGTCAGGGTTATTACTAACCGAGGGACCTGAAACTCAAGTCCTGAAATTATCCTATATTTTTGAGTCTTTCGACCCTAAAATATAAGCCCAAGATTTATGTAAATCTCCTTTGTCAACCCACTTGATTTCGTAATTACATTTTACCATATAATACTTATTGTAAGGCTGATAAGAAGAAATATTATCCCTCCACACAAGCCAGGGCGCGGAATCCCAATAAATCAATTCTCCAACTGCTAATTTATCTTCCAACCGCGTAAGTAAAACCTGAGAAACTCTGTTCTCATCTTGCTTGTCTGTAAGCACGATTCCTTGGAAGCAACTGTCATGCTTACCAACTCGGTGAAGGGTTTGGGTTTGAGCATTATATTTCAAATTCCGTTCAAATTCCAGGATTCCTATTCTCTTGGCACGCTCTTGAGGCGTTCTTCCCAAATGATTGATACGACGTTGATACGTCTACCAGTATTCACTCATTGTGGCTCAACTCCCCTACTAAGTTGATACACTCAAATACTGTTTTTCTAAAATATTCATAATTCAAAAATCGGAGGGAAGATAATTTGCCAATAAGGGGCCAAAAGTTTATTGTCCTATCTAATTCGGAGCTTCCCATGAGTTCGATGATGATGGTATCAAGGAATTTCTCCCAAGATCCTTCTTTTTCCTTCTCACACAATAAGCCGTAGATGCGACCTTTTAGCTTATTGTAATAACCTTCTGTCATTTGCCCGCTAAGCGTCCAAATATAGAATTAGGCTTATAGTGCTCAGAGCGGCCATACCGATCAATCATATACCGGCAATCGTCATTCACTCTTTGCGCGGTCGCATTCAATTTTTGAAGGAAGTTTGCCATCGAATAGTCAGACGTTGAATACATCTGCCGCAGGTTTTCCCACGTAGCGACACAACGTTCCACCCATTGAAGTTTCATTAGATTTGCTAGAACTTGAACTTCATCATTGGTTAGATCATTTGTAAATTGAACATCATCATGGTCAAGCGGGATGCGAGAATATCTGAATTGAAAAATTGCTTGGTCGAGAATTTGTCGCCAGTCTTTTTCAACCTCATCCCAATACTCATTCATCATCCAATCATCTGCTTCGACTTTAGCGAGAAAAGCATCGTAGACTACGGAAAGAGGGGTAGCCATAGGCCCGCACCTCCTTAGCGTTGAAGAGCAAGAGCATGTAGTACATCCACACCACAGTGATGCTTGATTAGGCTTACGCGAGTAGCATCCGCGATACTGAGGAACATTGCGCGGTCTACAATCTTTTGTTTGAGAGCGGGAGTGGCGCTCATAAGAACCTTAGCAAGAGCCTGCGCGGACTGCTCCGTGAGAAGCTTATCCACATCAATCTCTTCCTCGTCGTTCTTAGAATTAGTAATCTCAGCAATTTGCTGCTTGACTTCTTCATCATCAGAAACAACCTTTAGGAAGCCATCCTTCATTAGAGACTTACAACCAGGATCGCAACTAAATTCCTCGTAAACATCCTCCGCGAGACTAACCCGCTGGCCGGGTTCGAGGTCCCGCACGTAGCGGACTTGTCGAAGGTTCAGCTCAATATTGAATGAGCTAACATTCTTTACGTAAACTTTCTTTTCCATTTTTCTTACTCCTTTTACTCAAGTCAAATCAAAGGGAAGGCCGCTTTCGCGGCCCTCCCGTTATATGTTAGGGTTCGATATTCAGGCTACTGTTATCCCAGCCGCCATCGGGAATACCGGCATTGTAGTAGATGCCCCAGAAATTGGGCTCGGCTACCATACCAACACCGATCTTCTTGTACATCTGGACTTCCATAGACCAGTCGCGGTTCTCAACTTCCTTGAAGTGAGTGTCGCCAATCAGACCAACCTTTACCAGCTTTTCCTTACCAGCGGGCAGGACATAAGCGAAACGAGGATTGAACACCAGCTTGGTGTTCTCTTCGTCTACGAAGGAGTTAGGAATTACAACCACGGGAGCACCAGCAAACTTGCCAATGTAGCCAGTGTTGCGGAACTCTTCGATATCAGAGTCAGACATCTTTACGGTGCTACCATAGGTAATGCCGTTAGCCATCTTAGCAGCAAACTGAGGGCCGCAATAGATGACGGGAGCGCCATAAGCGCTTACAGTCTGAATCATATCAGCCATCTTGTCGGGGTCGAAGGCAGTTACGGCTACCTTGTTTGCGGCGGGACGGCCAGAATCGTTCCAAGAAGAAATCAGGCAAGCCTGAATGTCTTCAAAGATGCGGTCCATCAGACCTTCAATCAGGATATCATAGATATCCATGATATCTTCGGTGCCATCCAGATAACGCTCGAAGTCAACGATACCAGCGCCGGCATACACATAAGGCTTCAGTTCAAAAGTCTCAGCGTCCAGGCGGAAAGTCTCATAAACGCCAGCCGCGGTAGCGCGAGTGACGTAGCTCTTGCCGCGACGGCGGCCCAGCTGCTTCTTATAAATAACACGCTCATTGTTGCCATACTGGCGAACTTCGGCGAACATACCGATCAGTTCCTGAACGCGGCGGGGTAGCTCTTCCTGAGCGATCTCTTCCAGAATCTCGAATACTTCGGGACCATTGCGGCGGCGCAGGGCGGGAGTGCCCATGGTGCGGGCCAGTTCATCGCGCAGAGCAGAGCGATAATCTACATGCTCATTAGCAAATTCGGCAGGAATATTCTTGCCGCGAGCACAATCAAATAGTTGTTTCAAAGTCATTTCCATGTTATTGCCCTCCAATTACACACGAACAACCTGATACTTGATGGCCTTTTCGCCGTTAGGCATCGTGGTGTATTTGATAACCTGGGCATAAGCACCAGACACAGGAATAGAAGCAGTCAGCTTAGGACGGCCATTACCTACAACAGGAACCACATACAGAGGAGTTTCATTCAGCTTCTTCATAGCGGCCTCAACAGCCTCTACATTGCCGAAATCGCCCATATCAAAACAGTTGGAAGTGAAAGTATCGCCCAGGTCGATAATACCGACACGAGGATAATCACCGGCAACGTCGTGATGTAGATTCAGGCCATACTCATAGCGGCCCCATTCCTTTTCGGTGGTATACACGATACCAACCATTTCGCCCTCTTCCTTTAGAGTGCGAATTTCACCATTGGCCTTATTGGCACAAACCCACATACCATTTTCGCAGGGGTTCTCTTCAGTGAACTCAGCCGCCAGAGGAGTCTGAGACACGACATTGCCCTGAGCCAGATAACGGGCACGATTCATTTCAAGTGCCGCATACTTCTTTACAGGAAACTTAGCCATAACTAATTACCTCACTTTACATACTTTTTCAGGTATTTTACCAGAGCAGATTCTTCCTCTTGTTGAGGCTGAGGAATGCGAATCTCTTCGCCCTGATTCTTAGCCATAGAGAATTGAGTGTATTCCAGAGCCAGACTGGTGTTCAGAGCATCAACGCTCAGTTCATCCTTACGTTCCAGAATACCAGCGATGTTTTCCGCAGGCAGGCACTTGCTAAACTTCTCAATAATGCGAGTTTTTTCCGCATTTTCGTATTCCGTAATGGTTGCGGCCTGTTCAGCAATTGTGGTATCACGTTCGCTAATCTTGGCCTCATATTCGGAAGTAGCAGTAGTTTTTTCTTGCTGTAGTGCTTCATAGGTAGCCTTCAACTCTTCCAGAGACGCTTGAAGTTGCTCCTTTTCAGCATTGAGAGCGTCAAACTTATTTTGAAGCTCCGCAAGCTCGTCCACCTTAGATTGTAGAGATTCACCAGAAGAAGTCTTGAATGCTTCAAACTCTGCGCGGAGGTCATCTAAACCTTGCGTGAGCTCATCATAATCAAACTCGCTCTCGCAATTCAGAGCAAGCTCGCCTTCTTCGGAAATAGTGTAGCTATACTTCTTGATTCGCTTCTTTCCGCCGCAGGCGTAGGTTAGAATCTCGGTGTCATTCATGGAGAAAGGCACTTCATTGATAACCCAAGAATTTTCTTCTGTGAAGTCGGGATTCAGAGAATTGAAAACATCAGTAAAATGCTCATTCTCTACGCCATTTACTTTTACATTCATAGCGTTCTGACCTCCACTGTGTTCTTTCACTTTATCTTGTAAATCCATTAGCAATTTGGAGAATTGCTCAAATTTGAGAGCACCGTCTTTTTCAAAGAAGGTAGAGCCGGAGAAGCATGGCTCAACGCCGTCTCCCAGTGCGCACAGGGCGTGTAGGCGGGCCTTCGTATATACGAAATACTCACCGTCATTCTCGCCCATATACGTCCATTCGCCCGCAAGATACTCCGGGTCGGGATTTAGCTCCATACTCTACTTTTTACCAACAATAGAGTTGGCTTCCTTCAAATATTCACTAAAAAGAACGATGTTGAATGTAGCGTATTCGCGTTCTACACCGTCTGCTGGGTCAACTACCTTTTCCCAGCCCGCAAAACTCTCAACATAACCATAAGCACTGGCAAGTTCCGGTCCTGTGTGAGAAGTCCAGTCGCCTTTTTCCTTATCAAAGAAACCAACAACAGGAACCGTTCCTTGCGCGGCCGAAGCAATTAGTTGATCGGCTACTTCGTCAGTGATATAGCTGTAGTTGCGATTGCGGTATTTGACGAATGCGTGGCATTTTGCGCGTGCTACATTTGGAAGGGATTCATTGATAGGTGTTAGTGGAGAGGAAATCGTAATATCAAACGTTAGCGGAATTTTCTTGTCCATCTCTTTTCCTCCCATTAGGTCATTCCATCAATATTTTGTTGCGTGCGGTCTGCGCGTTCAGAAATATCCAAAGCAGGTCGCCCGCCTTCACTATTTATGTCCTCTCCGGGGGTGCTTTCGCCACTTTTTTGCGACAAATTTTTTTGTCCATCGACGCCCGATTGAGTGTATGAAGAAGATAGAGGAACCATAAAATTAGTCATATTCAAAATGTTGTTCTCAAAGTCAGTTTGATGTATGAGATCAAGAGTATCAATACCCAGAGCGGCCGCGACTGCGGTTTTAGGATAACCATATTGCGCAGCCTTGAGGAACATATCCAAATCTTCCTTTTTGAAAATGGAAGAAATTGGAAGAAGACGAATAGTGAAATAAATACCACCTTTCGCCTGCCCGCGTAGATAGGCATTGATCCACACTTCATACTGTTTACTCCACGCATATAGAGAAGCAATATCTTTCTTGATGGAATAGGTTAGTGCGGTAGAACCGCTACCTGAGTTGAAAATTTCCTGAGAAATACCTAACTCATTATAAATATTTTGCGTATATTTGTCCAGACGACTTTGAGAAGATGAAGCTGCTGTGTCAGCATCTTGGACACTTTCCAGCTTCACATCCGCATAGGTTGTCAGAACATCAATACTTTCGCGGTCTGCCATCATGCCGCATACACTATTGTGGAGTTCTTCGGCTTCTGGCAGAGTGAAGAGAAGTTCACCATTAGACTTATCAATCGGCAACTTCTGGATAAGCAACTTATGTAGCTCGTTTTCATCTCTTTCTTCTTCGCGGCCCCGTGCTGCTTGAAGTTCTTCGGCCGCAATAGTAGCAGAGATGAAGGGCGGCAGCATATCATCATTGAAGCAGAAACATATACCCCCATCTACTGGCGGAATCTCAGCCCAGAACGCATCTTTCCCAGCGAGACTGCGATATTTTTGTTGGATATATTTTGGGAAAAGATTTAGAAGTTTCTTACGGTCTGCTTCTGTGGTTGCCACTTGAGTGAAGTATTGTAGATTGATCTCCAGAATTGGCAAATCGTTCTCATCGCGGAAACGGGAACGACACCACTGGCAAGGTAAACGAAATGCTACCATGCGGCCGTCCGACAACTCCTTCATTAGCCCGAAAAACACACCCTCCAGCAGAATAGTGCGGTTGATGCGGGGGAAGAGAGCATCAAGATTCGCTTCTTTCAGTTTCTTTGCCATAGCAAAATACGCTGTTTTCAGCTTCTTAGGAGCGGCCGCAACATTATAGTGTGGAGTTAGTAAATAGGTATAAGAAAGCAGAGAGCTCTTATACTCTATCATGGCCGCATACTCGCCGCAGAAGCGGGCGTAGTAGCGTGAAAGTTCGCGGATTTCCCGCGGGTCTCCTTGCTCAATGATATCCTTTATTTCTTCCTTATCAAAGGACGTAAAAGAAAGGGAGGAAACATTCCTCCCATAACGGTTCTAATAGCTTCTTTCACTATTGGGAAGCCGCACTCTATCCTTTGCTTTGGAAGTGTTTTGAGCAAATTGACGAAATTCTTCAATGTTTCTTGGTTGTTTGCTCATCGTCTTGTCCTCCGTTTATCTGAAGAGGAAGAGAAAAACGCGCAAGTTTTGCCGCCAAACATAGATTTTTTCTTGCGGCGGAATTCTTCATCTTCATAAAACTTTATGCGATATAATCCATATCCCAGGGCAGAAACACGGTCTTTGTTGATGCGTTTGGTGATTTGCTCAACCGCTATCTAACCTTGAACACCGGTCGGCCGCAGTTTTAGATTATTCAGCTCATCTATAAGTCGCGAGGTCATCACATAAGGCAACAAAAATCGCTCTTTTGCCAAAAAATTCATTTTTTGTCCTTTTTTGGTGGCAAGTAATTTTTCTTTCACTATGCGTTCGTTCGCGAGAAGTTGGACGTGTCCATTGTTGATTTGGATAAAGAGATTGGAATAGATCTCGTTGTTCATCGCGGCGTTTGCTTTGATGTTGTAGACAATTGCTTTATCTTTTTCTTCACGGGGGTAGGGATAGGTTTCAGGATCGTTGGAGACGTAAAGAGGCTCCCAATAGCGACCTTTGCGGTCCCATTGGGGAATAACAAGTTGGTCGACCAAGCCGGCACCGATACCGTTGCCATCAACCACTACCTCCCGAGGATGGTAGAAAGAAACCAATTCTTTTATACGGACAGCTTGATCAGGAAGAGAAGTTTTTGTCATATTTTCTGTGTAGACAACTTTTTTCTTCCAGTCATTTTCAGTGGGGATAACTTTGATTACCATTATAGATGAATCATTATTACCAGTACGTGCTACGTCGCAACTGATCTCATAGAAACCTTCCTTGAGAACTTTGCCTTCTCTCTCAGAGTGAAGAAGAGTGCGGCATTTTAGCAACCTATTCAGGTCAAACCAAGAATCTTTGGTCGAACCTGTCCAATTTTACTACTTGTATTCACATACAAGAATAGACCATATCATCTAATGTTTACTGCTTCGTTCTACTTAGAACTACTGCCTCGCGGCATGGTCGTTGAACGATTCACTTACGTGTTTCGCTGCTGATTGTCTTGCGGCGGCCCGCAAGAGTTCCCAGCAATTCAATAAATTTTACATCCACCTGGAAAGTTGATGGATTGGCTTTCACGAGCAAAAGACTCCGCAGAAAAACTTGAAGAAAGTTTCTGGTCTTGAATAGTTTTTTTGTCGAATAAGCCATATTTTAGCGGTAATTCATATCCTGCGCCACATATGAAGTAATCTTCCTAATCTATTACTCCGAGAGTAGTAAGTTCAATCAGACGTTCATATGCGAAAGTATTCTTTGAGCCTGCGCTTGTTCTTTGTGTTCAGATGAGGTCGCTATTCTCATCCCGCTTACGCTGCTGTATATTACTATACATGAACAGACCATATCTTCACCCCGAAGGGGCCTCCAACTTCCAGTCGCTTGACTGTATTCCTTTCGGATGGTCGTTGAATCTTTTTAGGTTGACTGCTGATTGTCTTTTATAAGATTTTCCAGCAATTCAGGAGGTTTTCTGTTATATGTTTCCATATAATGACACAAATATGAAAGTTTATCTTCGAGAGAAAGGCGTTTATATTCTTCATAATAATCTGCGTAGGTTTCATGACGAAGGGCGCTCGCCAATGTATTCATATTAGCGATATTATAGTCTTGGCTAAGTTGCGCTTTCCATCCCAACTTTCCTTTGTATTCCTAATAGATAAAAGCAACAAACACGCACTCTTTTGATAAGGTCCGCCGAGTTCTTCGCCATGTCATTTTGTTCTATTAGGTGAAATTCTTCTTGAAGAGAATCATAAAGTGCTCGCTGTTCTTCTTCAGAAAGAACATCAAACTTTTCTATTTGCCAAGGATTAGAAAGACGATGGCGGATGCGATAAACAGTAGTGTTGGTCGTATTGAACATTTTTGCTACCACACTGCCGCAGATATTTAGTTATTGCGCATATTGCCATAATATCTTCATCAGAAAACTTAGACCAACCTGGTTTATTAGCCTGCCCGCCAGGATTACAATTATAGCCATTTTTATAGGCGTCTTTGATCTCTATCCAATGAATTTCTTTAGCATCAATTTCTTCTTGTTTTTCAAATTCAAACGTCTCAAGGATAGAAAACTCAAAATTTGCTTCGCCGTATTCATTGAAGGCGTGTTGTAAATGAGTATTGTCGTGTCGCTGGCAACGTAAATCAGAGAAATGCCGCCGCTTGCGTGCTTCTGGACGAACAGTTTGCCCAATATAGCATTTATTATTGATCATATTACGAATCTAATAAATATATCCTGTCAATCGATATTCACCTCCTTTTTAGTAATGTGAAGAATAAACTTTCATTAGTTTATGTAAACTTGCTATGCGTGCGGCTCAGTAGGATTGACTCCGCCGCCTGAGTGTTGGCGGGGAATGTTCATCATAGGAATAATAACGTCTGCCAATGTTTTACCATCAATCAAGGCTGTTTCTTCGATTAGACCGCCCGATGCGCGTTGACCGCGGCTCGAAGCACTCAAGGTTAGGATTTGGAAGGTTGAACCATTTTTGAAAATTAGTTCGATGTAATCATTGGACATATTGTCAGAAAGCACTTCTGCTTTGAGAAGAGGCCAATAAGTCCATATTTCTTCCAACTTTTGTTTGGTGATACTTAGCGAGGCTTTCTTGAACTAAGATACAACGAAACGCTTAGACCGCGGCAGGAAGATACACGCCAAATACTATGAGATAATTGCGAGGAAAGATTTAGAAGTAGCACGAGTGAATGTGCCATAGAAGTACCTGAAACGCATCATTGCGCGGAGTAGTATGCGTTGATAATAATAGAAGCGAATTGGACAATTGACACTGCGGATTGTATCCAAAACATTGATACCTATACTTTCATATAGGATTAGACTATATCATCTAAGTTTTTCATTTCGAGTTTATTCTCTACTCCATTACTGGATAGTCGTTGAGCCAGTGTGTTTGGTTGCTGATCACCCATTGTTGCGAGATTTAGATTTTCATCGTATCTCATCCATTTATTGTGGCTTTAGGGCTTCCCAGCAGTTAGAAAAATTTTCATAGCTTTTACCGCTATGCTGCTTTTAGTTTACAGATCAGGATACAACATAAAATATCGAGAATAATCTTGGAAGAGTTGTTCGTGCTCTTCCAAGTATTTCTCAGTCAGTACCACACCTTTACTAATAGGAACACCATCGCGCATTGCTCCCTGTTGCGGCGTGGCAAAATTTAGTTCAGACAATCATCATCACCACCCATTTCAGCATCGAGTTCTTCATCTCCCTCATACTCAATGGTAGACATGACTTCAATTTCATCTGTCGGATCAACAGAAGATTGTTGTGGTTCATCTTCGGTTTCTTCAAGACGATTTGCGAGTTCAAGTTGTTTGCGGCGGGACTCCACTTGATCAGATAGGTTGCTTTCACCTTGGACCAGCCGCACAAGATACTGTTGGATTTGCTTGATAGTGAAGTCAACACTATCTTGCGGCTCGACATGCCAATCTGGCTTCCAGCCTCTACGTTCCAACCATTGGTAGAGCTCACCTACTGAATCGAAATCCGAGATATTTTTTGCGTTTTTTGCTTCAAAACCCTCGGCTTTCATAATATTATGGTACATGGCTAGCTCATCTTTGGCAGGCAAGCCCTACCGTATCTTCTTGGTTGCCAGCAGGCCCACTTCCACCAATCTCTTAGCATCATCTTTCTGTGTAGCCGACGTAATATTCTGTGTAGAAATCAAATCATTGTAAAAATTTTCCAGATACTTATAATCTTCCACAGTGCGTTCTACGTCCGCAGGCCACTTCAGCCGCATTTCTCTCAGCCATGCCTGATTGATATCTGGAATCTTCTCATCCATCACACCAAGCTCCATAGCCTCTTTCCACTTATCGTTGGTTTCTTTCCAGTCCAGCGTTTGGTATTGCGGCCGGTCCTTCATTAGTTGCTTATAGAGGTGGAGGGCTTGGGACTTTGCGTTCCTATAGCATTTTGTCCATTGAGGAACCAAAAAAGGCCAGTCTAACCAAGCCATCAACTTATCGACGGCCCGCAAATCATCGGGTGGGACCATTTCTTCCAAACAATTCGTACAATAAATGGTGTAGCCGCCTGGGTGGAAAGGAGAAGAAGTCTGGAGGAATTCTTCTATGGGTTTGCTTTGGCGGCATTTCGCACAGACACGTTCCATTACAAGCCCTCCTTTTGACAATCGCGGCAGGTCCGTTTGAAACCAAGCGCGGAATTGTGGGATCTTGAGAAGAAGATTGGGTGCTTCGGGAGGGTTCGATGGCATTTCGCGCACACGATTGTTTCTATTTGATGATGGGCCGCAAGATCAAGAAGACGTTGAACGCGGGCCGCTGTAGCGATTTTGCGCGGAATAGAACGGGTTTGGCGATGTTGGATTTGAGCAACGGTGAGGTTGATACCTTCGTCGGCGAGAGTACGTTGGATCAGAAAAACAGGTGTGTGAAGCACATAGTGGTGGAGGAGGAACGTATCCAAATCGTCCAGGTGTGCCAGCTCTACATAGCGCTCTACGTCCCACAATAGTATACGGGTGGCGGCCCGCAGCTTTTCATAATTCTTCATCAGCAATTGCACATACCATTGTAGTAATGCCTTTATGTGGTTTGGATTCTCATAGTCGATGACGTTGTTGCTCACCGTCCAAAAAACTGTGCCATCGGGGCGGGCTGGCGCATCGGAAAGGGAAGGCTGTGGGTAATCGCGCGGGTGGGGGTTGCGTTTTCTCTCACACCATTCCTCGATAGGCAACCAGTAGCCTGTTGGACAATCGAAGACGTGATCGCAATTGGCAAGGGTGGAGGATACGCCGTGATTGCCAATGGTAGGGCGGAAGAGGTCGCGAAGAGCGTATTGTTCTCGTTGTAGTTCCACCAGTAGTTTGCGGGCCTGGTAGGTTGCTAGGGAGGTAGGTTTGTGAATAACGGAAACGCCACCCCCCACACGGCCAGCCCAACTGTCGAGGCGAGCTTTGAGGCGGTCAATGGAATCCCAGAGGTCGAAGAATTGGGGTATGGGATTGCCATCGAGGTCCGCGGCGTCGCCAAGATCGAGTAGGTTTCCTTCTTCGTCGTAGGTTGGGCGACGGATGGGAGTGCGTTTGGGGCTTGTGTAGACGGGTTCATTGTCGGAAGACAGGAGACCAGTTTTTGCGTGGGTGGGGTCTTCTATGTAGCCCTCTACAGAAAAAGCTTCTTTTCGACTGCAGCGTTTCGCGCGGGCGGGGTCTTGTATTTCTTTGCGGTCAGCGGGTGTAGAGAATGTGTGGCGATCGTGGCCGCGAACGATGTAATCGCCCATTTTTTCCAGTTCTGTTTCGCTGGGAACATATTCCAAGGAGTCGAGAATTGCCTATACGCAAATGACACGCTCATCGGCGTAGTCGAGCGATAGGTCAAGTGTATATGGACGCAAATTTTATCACCTCTTTTATATAAAGGATAACACAAAATTTGGAAAAAGTCAAATTTCGAGGCCCGTTTACGGGCCGAAGAAGGCGTGCGTAAGCACGCCATAGGCGAGCATTATCAAGGGAATACAAAATAGAACAAAAAAATGAGATTTGGCGGAGAATTACCAGGCCCGGGCTTTTCGGCAAGTTAGAGATCTCAAACTCCCCGAATCGGTAGCCCGGTATCGATATAATTGTATCGATATGATTTTATCGATATGGGTCTATCGATATCGCTGTATCGATAGGCTGTTATCGATAGGCTGTTATCGAATATGTGTTCGCTTATATGGCGGTGGCGTGTGCCTATTTATGCGCGTATGTTTGTTTGTGCAATTTATATAAAACAGCCCACGATTTTTGTGCAAATTGCCAAACCTAAGAAAAATCGCTATTTTTGCCTATAACGGCAACAAAAGCTATTGACGATTGCCGCATGTGTTTGATATAATACAAGCGTCCCGAGGGGGTAGAAGAAAAAGGGGTGAAAAACAGACGGGACGCGCGCTGGATGAATATCCACATGAACCTTCTCAAATGAATAAAAAATCGCTATCCCTGCCATATATGCCATTTATGGAATTGTAGGGATACAATAAACATGTGGCACGTTGTTGCAATGGCAACACATTATCGACTTAAAAAGGGGAGTTGTAAAACATGGAATTTACTTTTATAACCGAAAAACAGCTGGATGGTTTACGGGTCGCGTGCCGCTTGTATGGTAATGATCATATCACTATGCGTAAAGCGGTTAAGGATTTAGGTATCACACCGGATACCTATTTCCATGTGCCCGATTTTGATATAGGCCAAAAGGCGTATATCCTAACGATTGATCCCAAAAATAAGGCAATCGGTGGATATATGCAAGAAGGCGGCAATCGTCGAATCAGATTCGAGCAAATTAACCGCCCTATGGCATGGCGCGATTTCGGTTGCAGACCAGCTGGTAAAAAGGACAACAGCGTGCGCGGTATTGATATAGAAGATAAAAGCGGCGCGGGCAATTGGTTATATACCAATAAAAGCACGCTTGCAGAAGCGCTGGAAGAGTACCGACAGCGTAAAGAATGGATACGTTGGCAAATTCCAGAGTATGATATCTGCTATATTTGCCCGTGGTCGGTGCTACTGGATATCCTTGCAGAGTATAATCCCAAAAAGGGCGTTTATACGTTCTTTAATACTCACGTCTATAAAGACGCTACAAGCGGCAAGAACGTGTTCCACCTGCAAGAGGTAAAAACCAGCAAGAAAAAGTTGGCATGGCTTGCGGCGCATAGCATCGATATGCTGAACATGGAAGATTGACAAAAAGCAGGTAGGGCGCAAGCCCTACCTGCATAGAAGGGGTGCAAAAAAATGACGAAAAAACAGTATGAGCAACTCAAGCAGGCCGCGCGGCGCGATGCAATCGATAATCAAATTGGCATAGGGTCCGCCCGTGAAGGTGACTATGTCGTGTTTTATTCCGCACATAGCGGATACTATGCAAGCAACAACCCGATCATCAGCAGGCGCAGTGATTTTTATGGGTATGTTCGTTCATGTCGTATCTTGGCGCAGCTTAATCCCAGCACGTCGGCCAAAGAGCTTGCCGACTGCAAGGCGTTTTTGGAGGAATATAAAAAATGATGGGCTTCATCATCACGGCGGCGGTGTTCATCACCGCCGCCTGCGCCGTTCTCAATCATCGGTTCAATGCGGAGTGCGAGCGGGATAACGCTATGCGTGCCTATTGGCGTGCCAAACAGCGCTATTATAGCAATAAGCAGGGTAGGGCGTAAAGCCCTACCTTTTTTTATTGCCTGTTATCGATAATGCGTTATCGATACGCGGTTATCTATTCGTGGAGACGATCTGGTACCAGATCATACATTGCCGATCTGGTCAATTGCCGTTTATGGTTGTTAGGTGGCGACAACCTAACAAAAAGGCTTGACATAACAGCCATAAACGGCTATAATAGGGGTACGGTTATGGGGCAGGCTACCCTATGACCATCGCATACCAGATCATACATTGACGATCTGGTACCAGATCACACATTATCTGCTGGTACTGGAACACGCCCGTATCCGCGTGCGCCCGCGTGCGCCCGCACGCTACACACCCGTATGCACGCATACGCGCGGGGCGAGCTGGAAGCTGCGACCGCCGTGGCGAGCTGGACGCGAGCTGGAAATTTGACACCAGCTGGAAAATGTGCTATAATAAAGCTGTAATAAAAGAGAGGAGCTGCTACAATGACCCGTCAAGACTTGATTGAACATGCCGCCTACATTATCACGGAAGCGCCCGAATTGAAGGATGCCCGTGAAGCACTGTATAAATTCTATAGAGAACATTATAGTCTCTATTATGCAGGATCCCCAATTTCAACTTTAGTTATCTCATGTGTTCAACGATACTATTGGTATATTGATATACATGTATCCAGGGATGATATTGAGTTTCATCTTTGGGGTGATGAAGAATTATTCCGACTCAATGAAATGCTATTTGAATCTTACGCACAAAACAAATAAGAGAAACCTTTCGGGAATACCTAATTCCCGAAATATCACGTCTTAGGTGGCAACCACCTAATATTTTCTCTTGACATATTTCATTTTCTATGCTAAAATAATCCCGTAATCAAAGTAAAGGAGTTGACTTTCATGAATTTCAACAATCATCAGGAACTAATCGATGACATCCGCGAATGGGCAACCAATGACGAAATTTCTTACCGCAATTGGATTCGACCCACAATTTTACTTTCGGCAGGACAGGATCGCAGCTATTACGACAGAATGGACGAATGGCAGAAAACCGTCCCTGTTATCGCGGCACGCTATTTTTCTTGTATGGGCCTGCCTATGAGTATCAATCAAGTTGAATTGGTTCTCACCGATGAAGATGTGGAAGATTTGGCTAATGGTTTGTATGATGACTATGAAGAAGAATTTGAAGAAACACGCGCACGATACCACCCCGACCGGTATCCCGACGATGTGAAATAATGGAACGGGCGAGTAATCGCCCTCCAGCAGAATTAGGTGGCAACCACCTAAACCACCCCGTTGACAATTTCATTTTGGTTTGCTATAATATTCTTGCAAATTAGAAAGGAGTTGTCAATTATGAGAACTAACCTCCACCACGGGGAATTTCTACTACGTTCCGAATTGATAGAACTGGCCGCAATCGCGACTATTTCATTTCACGCGGCTTCGCGTTTCGCCGAAAGAACAGACAAAGCGCTTTCCCCCGAAAGTCTGCGCAATTATATTGTTCATTCGCGTATGGCATTCTTTCAAGCGGATGGCCGCATTATTCTCATGGGAGACAATACAAGTGAGTATTTCATTTTTGAACAGAATGGAACGTGTCTCACGTTTGTTAAGTCTATGGACGCACAAAACGCCCTGTCTCACCAACTTATGAAAGCAATGAATGGAGGAAAAAATTCTTATGGCAACCTTTATTGATGGAGATGGCTTTTCTCATTCTCTGAACACTGCCCAAATGGATGAACTCAAATTGAAACTGCGGGCGGCCGGTTATGATTTTGCTTGCTATGAGACGGATTATATCCCTGGTTTGAAACTCGAATGTATTTGTGATAAGAATGGCCGCGAAATTGATGGCGATTTTATTCTAAATATTGATTCGATGGGACACGAACATGGGCTACTTGAAGCAGGTTTTGGTTTTGGTATTCGTGAACATCGTCATGATGATGTTCTCGGCTATCTTACAGCAGATGACGCATTTGATTTGGTTGAAGGCACATTCTGGGATAAACAAGGAATCAAGGAGAGGGCATAATAATGCCCCTCCAGCAGTTTAGGTGGAAGCCACCTAATTTCATTCTGTTGACAATTTCATTTTGATATGGTAAAATATCTACGCAAAGAACCGGAAAGGAAGGTATCCCCGAAATGAAGCAATTTCATTTTTGTTGCGTGAATTGTAGCGACTGTAATCTTGCCTTGAACATCGTGCAGGAAAGTATTCCCTGTTTTGTGCAGGTAGAAGATTATACTCACACTAAAGCATATTTCAAGGTTAGAATTGTGGCGCGAGTAGAGGATGAACAGTTTATTAGGGAACAGTTGGGATACTTTATTGTGGAGGGTTAAGAAAAATGAACAAACCTATGCCGATTGCTTTTGAGACAGCAGAAACCACCTACTATATCACTCAGCAGGTGGGCAGACTCAAGCACTTGACTGCACGACCACGCGATAAAAAACTTGATGGATGGTTTAGATCAACATCTTTTCAACAGGCCACATGGTGTCGCGCAGAAGAGGAAGCCGGTAGGATGGAACGCCGCGTAATTGACGGCCATATCTATTGGCGAAAAACTCAACCACAACAAATAGAAAAGAGGGTAAGAAAATGGCTATGATTGAAGTGAATGAAGAAAGATTATATCAAATGCTCTGTCAGTTATTTGCGGACGATAGTCTTTGCGGCTATCCTTGCCCAGTATGGGAAGAATGCGATACAAAACGCACACCTATGACAGACAAAGATTGCGTCAAACTTATTATGGAATATTTGCGCGGTTGCTAATGCGGCTGCCCGCGTGATATTAGGTGGCAACCACCTAAGAATCGTCCGCGGGATTAATAATCCCACGGGCAATAGATGGGTAAAACCTCGCCGGTATCAATGTTGATCACCATGCGATCCTTTACGCACTGTTTCACCATCTGATAGCTAATCATCGGCGCATACTCACGCAGGAACCAGCTAATTTGACGGCGCGTAGTTTTGCTATACAGTCCCATGCAATCCAGCCATCCAGCGCGATCAATCTTGATGACCAACGTATCATAGGAGAACATGCGCACGCCCCGTTCGTCGACAGTAACACAGCACTGAGCACAAGGATGGTTTTTCAGCGTAATAATCATAGAATCAACCTCTTTCATTCGGGGTGCTACCCCTTGATTACGTATATAGTATACACCCCTTTTATCATTCTGTCAATAACAATTATTAGGTGGCTACCACCTAATATAATTACCCGTCATTAGACGGGCGGCAGGATAATTTCCCCTGTCTCAATATTGATTTCCGCGCAATCGATTACGCACTGTTTTACCATTTGATAACTAATCATTGGGGCATACTCACGCAAAAACCAACCGATTTGGCGGCGGGTGGTTTGGCTATACGTGCCGGTGCAACGCAGCCAACCGGATTTATCAATATAAATCACCAGCGTTTTGTAGCTATAAAAATGGATTCCTACATTGGGATCAATGCTGACGTAGCACTGGGCATAGGGGTGGTTTTTGAGAGAACTAATCATAATTTCAACCTCTTTCATTCGGGACTCTATCCCTTGATTACGCGTATAGTATACATCAAAATCGCGTTTATGTCAATAATAAATCTTAGGTGGCAACCACCTAATGTTTTTGCTTGACAGACTGGCCGCATTGTGTTATACTTATCACATCAAATGAAGGGGGTTGACATTATGATCAATTTGTTAAAGAATCTCAAGAACAACGACGGCTTGACGCTCAAGGACAACCAGCCCATTGAGTATAAAACCGGCTGGCAGGTTGCCGATTATGGTTATGAATGTAAAACCATTGAAGAAGCTGCTGCGGCGATTCAGAAAATGAATGGTAATTGTGGCGTATGGCTGGAAAATGGTATCTACTATGTAGATCACTCTTTCCGCGTAGATACCAAAAAAGAAGCCATTGCTATTGGTCGCAAGCATAACCAAATCAGCGTTTTCGGCTGGAAGCGCAAGAACTTGGCCTATTGCTAATAGGCCAATAGTATTAGGTGGAAGCCACCTAAGAATTTTGCTTGACGGGCGCTTGCTTTTGTGCTATTATATAGACGTTCCCAAAGGGGACAGAAAGGAATTGACCGAAATGGAAATGACTGCTATCGTGCGCAAACTAAGCGAAGAATCTTTTGACGCGCTGGAGAAGGCAATCAGCGAAGAAAGAGAACGCCGGCGCATGGCTGCCAAGCTGGTAAGTGAGATCAATGAAAAGCTGTATGAGCTGTCCGGCCTGCTGACCTACTCTGATTCCCTGCTCATTACGAATAACCTGACCGGCGAGATTATGAGCGACATGGCCGACTGGGACGAACCGGAAGATGACAAGCTGTATCTTGCCCCTGAGCTGGATGTAAAGTTTGCCGTTGGGCGCAAGCCGCGTTGCCCCGGCGCACCTGCCGACTGCCATGAATGCGATAGTTGCCCGTGGGATTGATCCCACGGCATGACTTTAGGTGGGAGCCACCTAATATTCGTAGGTGGCGGACACCTAACACTATCTACTTGACAATTCACCCGGTTTTTGATATACTATTCGCGTAAGGAGGAAACAAAAAATGAAAGTATGGCTTTATGAAGAAACGCACACGTCTGATAGGCATATCTTTGCGACCCGTGCGGCCGCGGAGAGGTATGTTCGCGAACTCACCGAATGGCTAAATAGTGAAGGCGTTAGCGGTGAGCTGGAAGAAGGATTAGACTATTTTCTTGACGAGCTGGAAGTGGAGGGTTGAATATGTGGATTCAAGTAGAAGATGTTCATAATCGCAAAAGCTGTATCAACTTAGACTACATTAGTTGTATCAATCCGCAAGAAAATAGTGTAGATATTGTATTCTCCGACGGTGCGGTCGCACAAATCAAACCCACCTTCATCAATGCGGACGGCCGCGAATCATCTACTTATATTCGTCTTTGTTCACTTCTCACAAATGGACATACAAATTTTTGTTGAACTTGCCTATTGACTTTTTCATTCACTTATGTTATAATATATATGTAATCTGAAAGAGAGGTGTGTCCTATGGTTGCCAAGACCTATTATATCTCGAAAGACCGCCAATACATCTTTGACCGCTACTATATCAAGAGTAGCACACTTCTGTGTGATAATGTAGTCCGCGTAGAAGTTTATGCGCCCATTGAAAAAATTCAAGAATGGGATAGGAGAGTGTTTTTCTAATGTGCGAACGTGGATATGCAATTTTACTTTGGTATGACGATAATGTGGTAGGAATCTACACTGTAGTGCGTAGCATGGAACGGGTGGAGTCCGTGTGTGATTCTCTGCGCAAAAGTCCTGACTATCTCACTGAGTTCAATGGTGTTAGTTGGATGCCTACCTTCATCGAGGGCGAATAACGCCCTCTTGATATCTTAGGTGGCGACCACCTAAACCTTTTTCTTGACATCGCGGGCAGGGTATGTTATAATTCATACGTGCCTAAGAAAGAAAGGAGACTGAAATCATGGCAACCCCCAAGAAAACCGCCGACCGCAATGCCGCCCGTGCGCAAGAGTTCCAAAAACTGTTCAACCTGTATAAGTCTCAGGACTATGACGCACGACTGACCAGCGGCAACACTTTCATGTATCCCTTTGTGATGAACGGGGAAGAATTTTACGCAGAAGTAAAGCTCTCTATCCCCACGGGAAGCCGCGAAGATGGCAAGGACTATGACGGCTATGAAGCTGCGACCAACTACGAAATCATTCAGAAGGAAAACGCACTCAAGGCAAAGAAACGGGCAGATGAAAAAAAGCGCGTAGCCGAAGAAAAGGAACGCCGCCGCGCAGATGTGGCGGCCCGCAAGGCCGCAGAAGCGGCAAAGCGACAGGAAATCAAAGAAGAATTGCTCAAGTATTCTGAAAAGGACAATTTGAAAACAGAATGAAATACTATCGCGTTTTGTGCCAAAGAGGGCACGTTGGCACGAAACGCAGTAGCACTATAACATTCTTCTTTGAAGCCGAAAACGCGCTTTCTGCAATGGAAAAAGGCCGTAAAATGCCGGGAGTAAAGCACGGAAAATTACCGCTTGAGTGTAAAGAAATTACTGCCGCAGAATATATGCGGAATCTACAACGCAATGCCTACGAAGCCGCTTTTGCCAAATAAGGCAAAAGCATAGACTTAGGTGGAGGCCACCTAATTCGCAGGGCTTGACTTCCTCCAGCAGATGCGCTATAATAAATGCGTAATCAAGAGAAGGAGTTGACCCTATGCGAATTATTGTAGACATGGACGGCACTATTGCGAATCTCTACGACTTCCCCAACTGGCTTGAGCGCATTCGTGCGCATGATGCTTCACCCTACCGAGAAGCCGCGCCCATGTGGGATATGAAGCGGCTTGCGGCGGCAATTCGTAAAGCCCAGGCCGCAGGAATTTCATTTTCTGTTGTGTCGTGGCTAAGCAAAGAGCCGCACAAAGTATTTGATCACGATACTCGCGTAGCCAAAAGAGAATGGCTTGACCAATTTGATTTTCCATCTGATGAAATTCATCTTGTCAAGTATGGCACGCCCAAGAGCAGGTATCGTGCCCCCAATGAGAGAAATGTTCTCATTGACGATAACGCAGAAGTGCGGGCGCAATTTAGTAAATTCAATAACTGTTCTGCTATTGACCCCGCTAAGGTTGATATTGTAGAATGGTTGGAAAGGTTGGTGGCCGACTAACGTCGGCCTCCTATGGATTAGGTGGCCACCACCTAATACTTTTCCCTTGACAATTTTATCCCTTTGTGCTATACTATGGGTGTTCCAAGAGAGAAAGGAACAGAAAGGAAAAAACCACTATGAAGAAAGTCGTTGCTGTGTTGCTGATTGTTGCTACCTTGTGTCTGCCCTTGTGCGGCCTTGCCAATACCAGAGATGTTGTCAACAAGATGTTCGATCTAACCGATGAATGGATTAGTACGGGCAAGAACGATTTTGTAGAAGATATGATCATTATGGTATGGATGGAGGAAGCAGATTGCTTTGCCTTTGCCTACGATGGTGAAAACTATCTCTACAATGACCACAATGCCGAGTTGCTTATGGCCACTTGTCTTGCGGCCGCCGTTGCGGATAATGATCTTGTCTATGGCGTTGATTGGATTTTTAGTGTAAACACTGATGTTTATACCGAACGTCAGACTAAACTGTATGTGCTTTCTCTTGCCGCCAAATATCTGAATTGAAAGGAGACAAAAGTATGATTGAGCGTGTATCCTACATTGCCGATGATGGCACTGCTTTTGAAGATGAAGATGAATGCATCGATTATGAGCGCGGGCTTATGCTCAAGAAGTATGAGCATGATATCCATATGTGGAACTGTGAGTTCCAGCCTATTCCCATCACTGATTCTCAAGCCCTTGACAAGGTTTACTATCTGACCTGCGACACCGCGGAAGCGGTAGAGGCTATGCACAATTGGTTTGAATATATGGGCTACTCCAGTCCATTCGAGGGCGATGAAAGCTTCGTCGCTATGGCAGGTTGTCAATACTATTATATGGATAACGATAAATGGTATGAAGCGGATGACCTTATTGAAAAGGCGCGCGGAATGATGAAAATTTTTGGGGTGTAATACACCCCACCTTGGTTAGGTGGAAGCCACCTAAGATATCTCTCTTGACAATTCTTCTTGCCTATGTTATAATCTTTTCGTAAAGGAGATGAAACTATGTATTTTGGATACGCCGTATTGGGGCTAAAAGACAATGTATTTCAAGTTAGTTATGATGAAATTCCTGCTAATTTATACTTTTACATTGCTCTCTTATATGATTATAACACTCGTTCACGCTATCTCAAAATAGGGACGGCCAAAAAACTAAGTCAACGCTATGACTTGAAGTCTCCCATAGCCAGAAAATACCGCCTTTGTGGTAATCATAACTATACTCATGTGCGCATTCTCTCGGCTGTCTCAGTAGAAAAAGACAAGGCGTATTCCATGGAAAATGAAGCCCGCGAAGTCATAAAGAAAATGAAGGGCTTTGTATATATTCCTAATGATAGATTCCGCTATTTCCTTCTACCGCAAACTATCGAGTTGCCGGAGAATGAATTTACATTTGTGCTTGATAAGAATGAATATGGAGAGAAATATAAAATCTATGGGAGGTTTGCGTAAAACCTCCCATCAATATTAGGTGTCCACCACCTAACAAATCTTCCCATTTTCCCAAAAATTTCTTCTTCAAACGTATTGACAAAATTCAATTTTTCTGCTATACTATATACGTAATCAAGAGAACAACAGGTTGGCCAGCCTGCTCTTGAGAACCGGAAGAAACCGCCGTAGGAAACAAAGGTTTGTGGCTGGATGGTGTAATTGGTAGCACGATTGCTTCGAGTAATAGTCAGTGGGTTCAAATCCTGCTTCCAGTCCTCAGAAAAACAAACCTAAGTTTTCGGTTAGTATCTCGCGGCCGCCCGACTGAGCATTATGTTGGCGGCTAAGGCAAGGGGTTTATGCTCAACCCTCATTATGCCAGTGGCGGTCTGGGGTAGCCGCATTTCCGCACGCTCAAGCGGGATATAAATGAGACGGTTTAGCTTGTTTCCGTGAAACTGCCCTCACACTTACGCTTGAGGCTAATGTAAGCGTTATGGGATTTGAGAGTTATAAATCCTGCTGGTAGCGGCCGCCCAGTATAAATAAACGGCCGCCACTTGGTCGCATAGCGTAATGGTCAACGCAACTGGCTTATATCCAGCGGATTGAGGGTTCAAATCCTTCTGCGACTACCACATAAAGGATATGATGAAAATCATATCCTTTTTATATATTAGGTGGAAGCCACCTAACGTAAAAAGGGAGATTAGTTTTCTCCCTTGGCTTTTATTTTATATTTCTTACGCAAATTGTCCTTTTTTTCTTCATATACACCGCAAGTAAGTTCCACGTCGCCCCAGTCAATACGATCAACCGCAATTTTCTGCGCTTCTTCTTTATTTTCTGCTTCTATACAGTATTCTAGGTGGCGACCACCTAACAAAAGTTCCCGATTTTTCAAAAATTTTTTCTTCAAACCTATTGACCTTTTTCAAAAAATGTGCTATACTTATATCGTCCTCAAGAGAGAGGAACAAAGATTCGGGAAGGAAAACCCAAGCCAAACCCATGTAGGAAAGGAACACTATGGCTACTATCAATGAGATCATGGAACTGCTGACCAGCACCTTCTCTGACGCTACCATGGTTCGCACGAACAAGACGAACTGCCTTGCCATTCCTACCGACATTATCGAGAACGGCATGCCCAAGTATATCAAGGTTCAGCTGGGTTCTTTCGCGACCAAGGCAACCAAGACCCATGAAGCGTTCGACTTTGATACCGCCCGCGCGGATTATGAGCAGTGGGCAAAGGAAGCCGCCGAGCGCGCGAACAAGCCCAAGGGCGATAACTCCAAGAAAACCGAAGGCGCGGAGCGCACCCGCGTCCGCACCGATAAGATTCGCGCCTACATCGCCGCGAACGATATCGAGAATGCCACCGCTACCGATGTGTGCAACGCCGTGTTCGCGGATGACCCCGACACCAAGCCGATGATGGTCGGCACTATTCTGAACAAGATGGTCGAAGCGGGCATGCTGGACGTGGAAACCGTCAAGGGCAAGAAAACCTATACTAAGGCGTGATTCTTGAGGGCAGGGAGAAATCCCTGCCCTTTTCCCTAACAGGTTTTAGGTGGACGCCACCTAAGAATAAGAGTTGACATTCGCGGCCAAAGGATGTATAATAGGGACGTAATGAAAGGGAGGTATGATCTATGAGTCGCGTGGATAAATACGAACGTAGAGCAAACATCGTCAACGCTATCGGCAATATTATTATTGCCCTAATGATTCTCATTTTTGTGTTTACCCTCGTGCTTGGCCTTATCTTCTACGAAGATCCCATGACCCAGTATAACAATGGTATCCACGCAGAGGATGGCGGCAGATGGATGTATGACGGCTTTATGATTTCCAAAAACCGCTCCCGCTATAGTTATCATTGTGATATCTGCGGCCGCAGTATTGTATTAGATGAATGGAGGAAATGAGAACTTGATAAGGAACTTAGCCGCTAACTCGGCTTTTCCTTACTTTAGGTGGCGGCCACCTAAGGTCTTTCCTTGACAAGAACTGCCATATGTGATAAAATATGTGCGTAATCAAAATAGAAAGGAATTGACCGACCATGAATTATTTGGTGCTGGATACCGAAACGACCAACCTTGAAAAATGCTATTGCTACAATCTGGGCTACACCATAATTTCACCCGAAGGTGAAACGCTCACTAACCGCGACTTTGTCATAACTCAAATTTGGGATAATCTTCCGCTGTTTGCTTCCGCATATTATGCAGATAAACGCCCCGTTTATGTGAAGGCAATGCGTGCCCGCAAGGCGGAAAAAATCAAGTGGGGCTATGCTATGCAGGAAATGAAAAGAGATATTAAAAAATTCAATGTATCTTCCTGCTATGCTTACAATTCCCCTTTTGATGACAAGGTTATCCAATTCAACTGCGATTGGTTTCATACTCAGAATGCCATTGAAACAATTCCTATTTTTGACATTCGCGGCTATGCTCATCACTTTATCTGTAATGATGAATATTTCGCTTTTTGTGAACAGAATCAGCGTTTTACCGATTCAGGCAACTACTCCACCACCGCCGAAACGATGTTCCAGTATATCACGCAGAACCCCGATTTTATTGAAGACCATACCGCACTTTCAGATAGTCTAATTGAAGCCCAAATTTTACTGAAATGTATTGCGGCAGGTGCTTCCCCCGCTATGGAATATGAAGTTATCCGAACGTTCCCCCGCATTACGCAAACATCATTCAAAGTCAAGGTAGACGGGCAAATTATCTACGACGGCGAATATATTCGCAAGTATATTCGAAACAATGTATATTCATTCACTGCCATAAACAAGGGGCGATAACACGCCCCGCCCTTGGTTTTAGGTGGGCGCCACCTAAAACAAAATTTGACATTTCCTAATTTTTGTGCTATAATATTTGCGTAAATGAAACGAGGTGAGATTATGGCAGAACGTGGCTATCAAGCAGAGTTTATGAAGCAACATCAAAAACAATCTGCTTTTACTTCTATTATGAATCGCATTCGCCCTGCTTTGCCCGCAAACGCCACCCTTATTGACGGTGGCTTTGCTGTTCCAACGGGCGTAATCAACGATTTGGACGGTAAAGAAATTTGGGCAGAAATCATTATTACTGTCAAGCCTACTGCCGATTCTGCTAACCAAAAAGCATATGATCCTGCGGCCGCCCACCAAGCATATATCAATAAAATCTCCGAGCAGGCCGCACGAACGACCGCCCGCAAACTACGACGTTCACAAAAGCAAGAAGATGAACGCAAAGCAATTCGCGACCGAGTGCGGCAAGCCCGCATCATTAGCAAATACATCAAAGAAGAAATGCCCGTAAACACTCCGTTTCTTGCGTCAGACTTCTACCACATATTAGAAGAACTTCCCCCTGCTAACAACCCATGGGAAATGAACGCAGTTCTCAATCTTGTTATGGAAGAACAAATGCCCAACTTCTCTTGTTATATTCGAGAGGGAAAGAAAAGGTATATCAAAAATGAAGAATGAAGTTTATGGTTGTAAAAAAGTTTTAGCCCATCGCCCCAGCTGGGTCTGGTTAGAGGACTATAACTGCGGCGGCTATGCTCTCCGCACTTTCGATTGGGTAGGCTTTCGTTTCCCGCATTCTCGCGACAATGCTTCCCAGCAGGTGGACGCGATTTGCGCGGCCTTGCCTGAATGGGAGCGTTGCGACTGCCCGCAAAAGTTTGATACCAAACATTATGATTATGTGGCGTTTCGTTGGGGAGAGCGCAAGGGATGGAATGATTATCATTTCTTGAGATTGTGGAGAAATGGCACTTGGCACGGTAAAGAGGGGGATGGAGAAATTTACCGTGTGAAAGATGTGTTCGCACCTTGGGTAAGAAGTGATGGAGAAATTTATGGAGAAGAAATTTTCTTCTTGAGAAGAAAAAGAAAAACGAAGGGCGTGTAATGCGCCCTTTTTTATTTTAGGTGGAAGCCACCTAAAACGTAGGGGAGGATGTTATCCTCCGTAATCTTCTTTTGTCCATAAGATTTGTTCCTCCAAAGTCCACGACATAAGCGACCAATGGGTTGTTTCTTCCAACAGGTAAGACACAATGTCAACTATCTGGCCTTCTCTTGACCAAGCCTTCATTAGTTCGCCTACTGTTCTATATTTACCCGCGCACTGATAATCATCGGATACCACGAAAGAATTTTCATCAACCTGCTGTTCTTCCACCAGCATTTTCGCGGCTGTCCAAGCAGAATCGACCAAAGCATGCGGGCGGCCTCTACATCAGAAGCCGCGATACCTTCCAGACCATGATCGCCATAAAGAACCCAAACAATCT